AAGACATTGAAACCAAAGAAACCATAGAAGACATTGAAACCAAAGAAACCATAGAAGACATTGAAACCAAAGAAACCATAGAAGACATTGAAACCAAAGAAACCATAGAAACCAAAGAAACCAAAGAAGATATTGAAACCGAACAACATAAAGAAACTAAGTTAGAAAAAAATAATCTAGAGTATTTAGAGTCATCTGAAAAAATAATAACAAATGACGTAAAAGAAAATTTCAATAGTAATAGTGAAAATAATTCTTTCAAATATTTAATTAATAGTTTAGAAACAATTGAATGTAATAATGATGGTTCTATTGAATTAAATAATTTAGATACTATTGCTGAAAATACGGAACCGATTGAATTAAAAACACATGAAACAATATATTTAGAAATATATAAAAAAGCCAAGCAAAAGGCAAAAGAAATAAGAAAGAACGCAATTGAAGCATTTTTAGAAGCAAAAAATATTAAAGTGAAATATAATTTGAATACTATTCTTGATGATTCATCTAGCGATGAAGAAAACGAATTATTAAATCTTAGTTAATATTATTTCTTTTCTCTCAAAATAATTTTAATAATAGTATTAAAATTATTTTTTTATTTTATAATTTTTTATTTTATAATTTTATAATTTTAATTTTTATTTAATGTTAATGTTAATATTTAATTAATTAAATATTATTGAAAATTTTTTATTGTTTATTTTATATAAAATGAGTGGTATGAAGAAGTTTCCAAAAGGACTTAAACCAGAATACATTTTAGGAATTATTACTTTAGTAGTTGTTGGTTTTGCTCTCTTTAATTATTCTGAACAAAAAAATATATATCAATCACCAATGACCTCGGGACCATCGAATTTAGGATTTTCAGATGTTATTCCAAATCAAGGTTCAGCACCATCATTTAATGGACAACAAAATAATGTTCCTTCCATTTCATCTGATAACAATGTAATGAGTAGACAAGCGTCTAACCCATCTGATTTATTACCAAACGATACAAATAATTCGTGGGCAAATTTAAATCCTGTAGGAAATGCCGATTTAAGAAATGTTAGTTTATTAAATCCTACACAATTAACAGGAATCAATACACAAGGGTCAAGTTTAAGAAACCCAAATTTACAATTAAGATCAGAACCTCCAAATCCAAGAACAAATACTAATTGCCCTTGGAATATTTCTACTATTGAAGGCGATCAATTTAGAAAAACATTAGAAATTGGCACTTAGATAATACTTCGTAAAAATTCATACATTTATTAAATTTTGTAAATTTTATTATAAAATTTTATATTAATGAACACATTATTTAATAATAACATTTTTAATATTGTTATTGTCATATTTATTGTAATAGTTGCTTCAAAATTATATTTTAATAGTGATAGTTTTAATTTAAGATGTATTATATCAGATGTAAATGGTAATAAATATTGTGTTCGCGATAGAAGTAAATTAGAATTGGCAGCCGATAGATTGGCACACGTAAACAATAATTTAAATAAGTTAGTTAATCATTTATCCAAAAAATATCCAGAAAAAGAGAATGTTCGACGACTAGTAAAAGGTTACAATCCAAAGAAAATATATGAAACTTTGCCTACTAGTGAATTTACTGCGTATAGCGAAAATAAAGGTGAAAAATTGGCATTTTGTTTGGATACTGAAAAAAATAGCAAAGGACGCTTAATTGATATGAATACATTAATGTATGTTGCTTTACACGAAGTTAGTCACATTGCTACCAAATCAATTGGTCATAATGATGAATTTTGGAATAATTTTAAATTTATGATTACAGAAGCAAAAGAAATAAATATTTATAATCCAGTTGATTATAAAAAAGAACCGGCTCGTTATTGTGGTATGAATATAAGTGACAATCCTTATTATGATGTTAAATAATTATTTTAATAAATTACTTTACTTTTACTTAATAGTTATAAAAATTTATAAACGATGTCATAAATATTATAATTAATGCTTGTGTCTTTAATTTTGATTATATTTTTACTATAAAAATATAAATTATATATTTTTGTATAGTCTTCCAAATTAGGAAAATAACTATCACACTCAAACTCTTTTTCTAGATAAGTTATAATTATTTCATTAATATTAAAAATAGTATTTTTATAGGCGTGGTTAGTTAAAAACAATTTGTATATTTCTTCTCCACCAATAATCCATACTTCATCATATTTTTTTGACTTTACAAAATCTTCTAACTTTGGCAAACTTTCAAATGTTTTAACAATATTTTTATCATTTATTTTATCAATATGGAGAGATTTAGACAAAATTAAATTATCTCTATTTGCCAATCCATTTACATTATTTAAACTTTCATATGTTTTTCGCCCCATAACAATAGCATTATTTTTATTTCCACTAGTTAATCTTTTAAATTTGGCCATGTCTTCCTTAATATTCCATAATAGCGTATTGTCTTTGCCAATTCCATTATTTTTACAATAGGCAACTATAATATTTACAATCATATTTATATAAAATTATACTCTTATATTTATATAAATGTCAAATATATTTAAATTTTATATTAATAATAATAATCAATTTAATACATTATATTTATTTATTAAGAATAAATATTTGCCAACGCAATCAAGTCAACCAAGTCAATCAACTTTACCTAATGTTAAAGAATTAAATAGTAAATATAGCGATCCTCATAATTTTTTAAAAAGTGATACTTATCGCCAATATTTTATAGAAGATTTTAATGAAAATGATTTAGTATATATAAATACATTTAGCAGCAAACTTATTTTTGTTGATAATGTTATAAATAGCGATGATACTATTCAAACAATAAAATTAAAATTTATTCAAGCTATTAATGAAAATGTTAACGAAGATGAAAAAATTTGTTTTGAAGAAATTTATATGTATGGGCTGGCACCAGCAATATTAAATAAACTCGAATTATTTAATAATTTAACAAACAATAATAAAAATGATTTAACACGCAAAATGTTGACAAACTATTTTAAAAATATAGATGAAGGGTTTACTATTTTAAACGAGTTAGAAATTAAAGAGCATTATCTTTATGATGACATTAATTACATTAGTATTACAAATATTAATGAATATAGATCATTAGGGCAAAGTTTTATAAAATATCATGAAAACTTTATTGTTAATCCTTATAATTATGAAAATAGTCTAACAAAACAATCAAGTGATCTTATTTCTATAAATAATTATAATATGTTATTTGAATACAATATAATCAACACAATATATGTATGTTTGGCAAGTAATTTTTTTAAGATAAAAGATACTATTGAAGATGATGAATTATTGATAAAAATATATTTTAAATCATTATATTCAAAAAATATAATTAATACAAAAGATTTTATTACACAAAAAACAGAATTAATTAAAAAAAGTAATGAATTGTTTAATGATGAAAATTTTAAAAGTAAAAATGAGTTTCTCTTTTTTTTAGAAACAATTCATTCAAATTCAAGTGCGTTAAAATATGAAAACAAAGGAGTAAAATCTATTAATATAAATATTCATAGTACTATTAATTCGAATATTTCGTTAGAAACAATATTTAAATTATTTAATAGCAGTGAATTATATCCATTTATTAAATATAATCCAGGCAAAAAATTAGAAAATTTATATCGCCTTTATTGTGATAAAATAACTAATAATAAAAAAATACCAATGCTTAGTAAAACGTTAATATTAAAGTATGCTAAATTTTTAGGTAAAGCCCACACTATAACATTTTATGTTAACTCAAAAGAAGAATTATTCATAAATAATGTAAATGAATTTATAATAGAATTAGAAGATAGTGGTATTATTAATGTAAAAATAGACTTTAAAAATATTATAAGTATTGAAAATGAAAATATAAATATTTTAATTGCTAATAATGTGAATGCCATAATTAAATTCATTAAAAGTTTAATTGTTAATAATAGTATTGAATTATTTGACAAATTAACTAGTTCTAATATTGAAATAAATTCTATTAACTATGTTTATAATATTAATATTAAAGGAAGTCTTAGTTTAAAAAATATTAGTAATTGCATATATTTTTTATTTAATGTTAATTCAAAAGATGATACAAAAGATATAATACTGCGTTATAAACATGTATCGAATTTTAGTTTAATGAACTCAGAAAACTCATTTATAATTGAACTTATTAAACAAAAATTTACAGAAACCGAAATATTAAGCAAATTAGAAGAAAATTATAAATTATCATATGAAGAATCGAGGTCAAAATTAATAAGTGTAATTAACTCTTTAAAATTAGTTCAAAATACATTTAATTATAAAAAATTATCTATTAAAAACAATCCAGGATTTTTAACAACATTTAAAAAAACTACTTCAACCAATCTCTCAATTACTATAGAAAATATTGATGCCATTAATTATTTAAAAACGTTCGATGTGTATATTGATTCTATTGTTAAAATTTTATTTAATCAAGTAAAAGATAGTTCATTAGAGCAAAATATAAAAAATATGTGTAAAAAAATAACACCACGCGAAGAAGTTGAAGAAAAAAAATTAGAAGTAACTGAAATATCCGAAAAGCAAGAAATTATTAAAAATATTGCTCATTTGCTGGAAAATGACGAAACTGACGAAACAAGTTCAATGAATAATGATTTATTAAATATATTACTGGATGATGATGATGAAGAAGATGAAGAAGATGAAGAAGAGGAAGAAGATGAAGAAGAGGAAGACAAAGAGGAAGACAAAGAGGAAGACAAAGAGGAAGACAAAGAGGAAGACAATATTTCTAAAGAGTTGGCAAAAAAAATAAATATAGAAGACATAGTAGAAGACGAAGACGACATAGTAGAAGATGAAGACAATATAGCAGAACACGAAGACAATATAGTAGAAGATAAAAAAGATATTATAGAAGATGTAAAAGAACCAATCAAAGCACAAACAATAAAAGAAGAAATACCAGAGAATTTAAAAAAAGATCAACACGAAGAAGAAGGTTTCAAAGAATTTTCAGAAAAAAGTAATCCTATACTAAAACGATTAATAAATAAAGAACCAACATTATTTAGCACTGATAAAAATAAATTTTACACCGAATATTCACGATTATGTCAAGCAAATATAAAAAAACAACCTGTAATATTAACACAAGAAGAAAAAGACATTATAGATGAAAAAGATAAAAAATTTGAAACAAAATCATATACAGAAAGTTTTCCATATGGAACAAAAGAAGGAACAACTTACCACTACATATGTCCAAGATATTGGGATTTAGAAAACAATGTTAGTTTATCACACGAAGAAGTGGAAAAACAAGTACGTGAAAAAATAGGAAAAGTTATTACCAAAAAAAATAAGGATGGAAATTATGATGGAAACATAATGGAATTTACTGATCCAAAACATCATCTTGATGAAAAAGGAAATTATATAAATCATGTTCCAGGATTTTTAGATGAAAAACATAATAGAATTGTTAATGAAAATAGTTTTTGTTTACCTTGTTGCTTTAATAATAAATTATGGAATAAACCACAACAAAAACAACGCCGTGATAAATGTTTAAATTTAGATTATAAAATTAATCCTGAAGAAAAAAAAGAAAATTTCAATTACATTAAAGGACCAGATAAATTCCCATTAGAAAAGAAAAAACTTGGTTTTCTTCCAATAAGTATTCAAAAATTATTACAATTTGATAATTTAGATTGCGTAACAAAACAAGCACCCAATTTATTAAAAACAAATCATAAATGTTTGTTACGTTATGGAGTAGAAAATAGCAGTAATCAATCTTTTATTGGATGTATTGCTGATTTATATGAAACAGCAATATTAAATAATGAAAAACCAGTTACTATTGACGAAATGAAAACTATTATTAAAAATAGTATTACTATTGATAGTTTTATAAAATATAATAATGGTAATTTACCACATATTTTTATTTCTAAAAATTTTAATACACATAGTAGTACAATAGCTATTGATAAATATAAATTGAGTAAATTATATAAAGAAATTATAATAGGTTCAAGTGAAACCCAGACTAATTATGATGACAAAATAATATTGTTTAAAAAAATAATTAATAGTTTTGAAAATTTCCAAAACTATTTAGAAAGCAATTTAACAATTGATTACACTTATTTATGGGACATTATTTGTAAAAAAAATCCTTTACTTTTTCCAAAAGGGTTAAATTTAATTATTTTAGATATTACTAGCGAAGATGCCACAGATAATATTAAAATTATATGCCCTAAACAAAATTATAGTGATGAATTTTTAGATATAAAGAAAAAAAGTTTATTATTAATTAAAAAAGATGAGCATTTTGAACCTATTTATTTAATAAATAATACTATTACTAATTATGATTTTGTAAAAGAATTTACTTTTGCTAGTACTAGAGAAGAAAAAGAAGATGGTCCTCTGAAATATTTCAAACAAATTTTAAATAAAATTAGTAAAGAAATAAATATTAATTGTATTAGTAAAATAGATACAAAAAAATATGCGAGTTCAATTTATAATTTTACACCAAATATTTCATTAGATAATATTATTAATATTTTAGAAAAACTTAAATATGAAATTACTAATCAAATTATTGATTATAATAATAAAGTTATTGGAGTAACAATAAAAAAAGAAAATGAAAATGGTTATATTGAAAAAGGGTTTATTCCATGTTATCCATCGGCATTATCAAGTACTTATGAACAAATTTCATACAAACTAATAGATGAAATGTCTGATGAAGACTATAATGATTATACTAATACAAAAGAATTATTAAGAAAAATATACTACCAAAGTGAATATAAAATTAAATGTAATCCAGTATATAAAATACAAGAACAACAAGTAATAGTTGGTATTCTTACATTAGGTAATCAATTTGTTAGATTAAGCAAACCAGAGCAAAATAATGAGGATGACTTAACATTAATAAATAACAAGGATTATGTTTTTGTCGATAAAGAAATACAAACAAAATATTATAAAAATAATACTCAAAACGAGTTAATAAATAATATTAAATTGGAAACATTATTTTATAATAATTTTAAAAACACTTTTAAAAAAATATTAAATATTAACACAAATAATAAAAAGAAAAATGAATTGTTGCGAATAATAAATAATAATTCAATGTTATATTTAGATAAACTTTCAAATATTTATAGTATATTGAAAAGCATAGGAACTAATTATATTATATTTTCAGATATGGAACCTATTTTAAATAATATAAAATTATCTTCGTGTTTTGATGATGAAAAATGCCCAAGTATAATTTGTAAAAAAATAAATAGTAGTTGCTCGTTAATAATACCAAGAATCAATTTAATTGATAAAGAGAAAAAAGAAAAAAACGAAGAATTATACTATACTCGTTTATCTGATGAGTTTGTTAGATACAACAAATTTAAAAATTTTATTTTTGAAAATAGTAACGTTTATAGTTATGGTTCAGTAGAATATAATATTATAACCAATGAACTTCTATTATTTCAATCATCATTAACACCAGAATTTTTTAAAGAGTTACCTTATAGTAACAAAGATAATAATTATATTAGTACTATTGATACATTTGATACATTGGGATTTGAAAATACAGATAAAATTTTAAATTTAAAAAATGTAAAAAAAGAAAAAGCAGAAAAATTAGTAATAGAAGTTACTACTATTAAAGGTAAAGAAATTGATGAATACAAAGATAAAGAAGATGAAGATGAAGAAAAAGAAAAAGAAAAAGAAAAAGAAAAAGATGAAGAAAAAGATGAAGATGAAGATAAAGAAAAAGAGGAAATTTTATCGGAAAATGAAGAATTAGAATTAGAATTAGGTAAAAAATTAATTTTATTAAATACTTTTACAGATAAAAACTATAAATGTCCACTTTTGGACGTTAATATAATAACAGAAGGATTTAAATCTAACTTTAAAACTACTATTCATCAGTTAAGATATTCATTAGATAATTTAAATGATAGAATTTGTTCTTTCCAATTAATTTTAATAATAATCAAATATCATAACAAGGAGTTTATTAATTTAACTATTGATCTATTAAAAGAAAAATTAATTAGTTTATATAAAAATAATAATAATTTCAATTCTTTATGTGAAATTTTATTAAAAAATAATAAAAAAGTAATTATGGAAGAAGTTGTAAATGAAAAAATAACTAATAAAAAATTAACTATGTTTGAAGAACGTGTATTAAGCAATGAATATTATGTGACATACATTGATATATATTTACTATCAAAAGAATATGACTTACCCATAATATTATTGTGTAATACTATTATTGATTTAACTATTACAAAAGAAAAGTTTATTATATTTAATCTAAGTAGAACTAATAGTTATTTTTTTATTAAAAATCGCAGTTTGTATGATCGTAAAAAATTACATAATTATAAATTACTTATAAATTCTTCATCTGTTGATTTTAATGTTGGTAAAGATTTACAAGATAGTAATGAATATAAGTTATCTAGTAAAATAAAATATGCTATTAACAATTATGAAGACATTTTGGGTAATTATATCAATAATTATGGTTTAAATGATAAAAAACAAATAGCAGAACTAAAAAAATTAGAAAAACTAGAAAAACAAGAAAAAGTAAAACAAGAAAAACAAGAAAAAGTAAAACAAGAAAAACAAGAAAAACAAGAAAAAGTAAAACAAAAAAAACTAGAAAAACAAGAACAAGAACAAGAACAAGAAAAACCACAAGAACAAGAAAAACCACAAGAACAAGAAAAACCACAAGAAGTTAAACAGAAAAAACAAGAAAAACAAGAAAAACAAACCGAAAAAATAAAACCCAAACGTTGTCCAAATGGAACTCGTAAAAATAAAGAAACTGGAGATTGTGACAAAATTTAATACTATTTTAAAAATAAAAAAATGTTATAAATGTTTACTATTTATAACATTTGCCCATTTTAGTAACTGAAATATTTAAAAATCTAATTCATAATCATTACTTATTCCATTATTTATATTTTTAATAGAAGCAACACTAGACTCAATCAGTAAACTATTTGTGCTACATTCATTGGGAGTTTCACTGCTTATTTGATTTAATAATGCTTGTTCATCGCTTTCCTCTTCACTATGTCTAGAAGGTTCTTGTGGTTTTTTAATAGTCATTAAGAAGTCATTGTCAACCAATACTTTAAAACAATTAGTTCCATAATATCCTTGTTGTCCGCACATAATGTTTGCCGATACACCTTTCATATTATCTAACTCGCCGTGTTTGGCAGCTTTTAAGAACATTTCTGGAGTTTCTTCAAAAGAAGCCTTAGCAATAGCACCAATATCATCATTATTAATACCATGCCTAAAAATAGAAACCATCTTATCATTACACGTCATTCTATCTGCCAACATAATTAAATGATGATAATTAATATATGTGCTATCAAACTCAATAACCTCTGAAAATTCATCAAATATACTTTGCCTGGCAGCTTCAATACCAAATGTTTCATAAATTTCTATAATATGATTTGATGTGGTTCGTGTTTTATCTACAAAATCGAGTGCCAAAATATCTAATAAATTAGTGCCTAATGTATCTAATACCCACAAATCTTTTTTAACATATTTTGTATCAATTTCCTCAAAATTGTCTGTGATTTTACGTAATGTTACTTTGTCAATATTTTTTACTCCACGTAAAATCAAGTTGTCTAGCAACTCCTCTTGTAAATTTCGTAATAAATATATTTCATCGCTTTGATCAAGTGATTCCAATACATTTTTATTCTTCTTTTTCTTTAATAATTGAAGATTTTTATTAATGCGAATTCTAAAAATTAATTTTTCAGAATTATAATCAGTATACATACACGTTAAATTATTATAACTATTCATTAAAGCAAAATGTAGGTCATCCATAGTAATATTTTTATCTAACATTTCTATTTTATTCATATATATTCTAATAATCCATTTTGATTTATCTTTGCTACTATCATAAGTTGAATTACAATCATCTAATAATTTTTCAAATTCATTATATTCTTTCATTAAATCAATGTCTTCACTAATTAATGTATTTAAATCGTCAGGGTCAAAACAAATCTCAATTGATTCAACAAGCGAGCGTAATTTTGTATTCTCAATCTTAGAAATATATGCTTTAGTTTTATTTTGGTCATAGCAATCCAATTTATTTAAATAAATTGTGCATGATAAACTCTTTGGATTATCACTTAACGATAATATTTCTTCAATGCGAGGAACACCACGAGTAACATTAGATTTTGAAGCAACACCGGCAAAATGAAATGTGTTTAATGTTAATTGTGTTGTAGGTTCGCCAATACTTTGTGCAGCAATCATTCCAACCATTTCCCCAGGAGCAACAAGTGCTTTCTTATACGCATTATTTATTATTGTTATTAAAATATCAATAGATTTACGTGTTAATCGTTTATGCATTAATAAATCCTTTGGACTTAAGTAATAGTAGTATAATACTTTGAATAATTCATTTGGTTTACAATAGTTTAACAAGCTCAATTTTTCAAAATTAGCTTCAATAATTTCAAAAACTTCTAATGGGGTAATATCTATGATTACATTTTCTTCTTGATTACCAGCAATATTATTAATAATATGTGTAAATGATACTGGCACATTTACAGATGGTTTATAAACACGATTAAATATTTTAGCAATTACGTCATCGCGCGCTTTAAGTATAAAATCAATATAATATTTACATTTTTTATCTAATTCTGTTTTTTGCCTTTTAAATTTACCATAGGCCTGTTTTGTATACAATGTTCCATAAAGTGAGTCTTTAGAATAATCATTTGGCATTTGATAATGACCATAAATCTCTTCAATGGTCATATTAACAAATGGAACTTGTTGTGACTCAACTCTTACTGGATCAAAATTATCATCACCATAACTATATTGAATAATTTTATTCTTATTATTGCGAACAGTCATATCATAATGAACCATTAAATCTTCTAATCCTTTAATCAATCGTCGTTGAATATATCCTGTTTGACTAGTTTTACATGCTGTATCAATCAAACCTACACGACCACCCATAGCATGGAAGAATAATTCATCTGGATTTAATCCTTCAATAAACGAATTTTCCACAAATCCACGTGCGTTTGGAGAATCATCATATTTAGTATAATGTGGTAATGTTCTATCTTCAAACCCATAAGGAATTCGTTTTCCATCTACATTTTGCTGTCCTAAGCATGAAATCATTTGTGATATATTTAAATCACTGCCCTTTGAACCTGCGTTTACCATAATAACAAAGCGATTAGAACTATTTAAATTTTCACGACCTAATTTACCAGCCTCGAAAGATGCCTTGTTTAAAATATTGTTAATACGTGTTTCAAATTCATCTACATTAGAGCGCCCTGTTTTATTATCAAAAATACCTAAATGTGTTTCATCTATTAAAGATTTGACCTCTATTTTCTTCTTATTAATAGTTTCATTAATTTTATCATTGGTTTCTTTATCGGCAATAAGATCACTAATTCCCACGCTATAACCATGAACTTTCATGTATTCAGTGACAATATCTTGTAAATTATTAATAAAATCACACGCGGCATCAACATCATAATCATTATAAATCCTATGAATTAATCCACGTGTTGTATCGCCTAGAATACTTTTTTCAATATGACCACGTTTAATAGTTCCCTTATTAATTTCTAAAACATTATTAGATTTACTATAATCTTCTCTTTCATTATATTGCTTTGTTTTATATTTTAAAGTAATATTTGGAATAATTTGACTTAATAATGAAAAACTGCTTCGTGTTGCTTCATCAAAATTTATTTTTTTTAAATCAATAGTTTTAAGATGCGCCATTAAGTTCATTGATGTGCGAGAGTTAAAATTAATAGCTTCTCGTGTAAATAAATAAGTACTTAATAACGAATCTTGAAAAATACCAACAATAGATTTATTATTTGCCGGACTAATAATTTGATATTTTACTGCGGCCAAAGTTTTAAGTTCGATTTCTGATTCATCGTCTTGTGGCATATGTAAATTCATTTCATCCCCATCAAAATCGGCATTATATGGTTTTGTATCAGCAACATTCATTCTAAAAGTGTCTCCTTTCATCATTACTTTAGCAATATGACACATCATTGACATTCTATGAAGAGTTGGTTGACGATTAAAAAGCACGGCATCACCATCTAAAATATGACGATGAACAATATCACCTAATTCTAAATTAATAGACTCACGATCAACATAACGCAAACTAATACAATCTCCGTTTTTTCTTTCATAAATTTTTGCTCCGGGATACTCATCTGGACCATTTAAAATTAATTTCCGCAAATAATTTCTATTTTTAGAGGTAACATAAATTGGTTTTGTTAAATTTTTGGCAACTTTTAATGGGACACCTAATTGACTAATAGATAAATTGGGGTCTGGTGTAATCACCGAACGAGCACTAAAATCAACACGTTTACCCATTAAATTTCCTCTAACACGCCCTGTTTTGCCATTTAATCTTTCTTTAATTGCTTTTAATGGACGTCCAGAGCGTTGAGCAACCGCAGCCACGCCTGGAATTTTATTATCTACTAATGTAGCAATATAATATTGAAGAACAGTAGTCCAATCATCTATTACATTTGATGCCGAATTTTGCTCTATTTTTTCTTGTAACATTTTATTGGCTTTAATAATATTAATAATAATATGTGTTAAATCATCTTCACTTCGTTGCTGTGCATCATGCTTAATCGAAGGTCTTACTTGTGGTGGTGGAACTGCTAAAACTTGACAAATCATCCATTCTGGGCGCGACCAAATTGGACTAAAACCCATAAAATTTACATCTTCATCTGAAATTTTTTTAAAAATCTTCAACATCATTTCAGGAATAACTTTCATGGTCATTTTTGTATCCTCTTTTTTAAAATCATAATTATTAAATTCCTCTTCTTTATCATTCCATTCAGCAATAATAGTTGCTAAACCTTCTTTTCTAATTTTTGGTTGTAAACACCCACAACCATTATGTGAATCCTCACCACAACGATGTTTTTTACTTGCTAACGCAAACACTTTATTCCATCGTGGTTCAGCATTTAATTTTAATAAATAATTATATTTTTCTTTATCAATAAGCAGTTTGCTACATTTAATACATATACATCTACATATTTTCATAATAGTTGATAAATATTGAATATAATAAACTGGTCTAGATAAATTAATATGACCAAAATATCCAGGCGTCTGAACATAATCTAGTCCATCTGTTGGACAAATCATTCCAGGATCTAAAACTCCCATTCGTGGGTCAAATAGTCCACCTAAAACCGGCTTGTTATTTATATGAGTATCCCTATTTGTAATTTCTACAACAGAACCCTTTTGTATTTCGTGGGGACTTAAAATACTAAATTGAATACCGATGATTTTAGATGGTTTTTTATTTTCAAAATCAGTCATTCTTTTATAATAGTTAAATAATATTTAAATAATATTTATTCAATTTTTAATTTTATAATGCCTTTATAGTTTTTATTTAATTTTTTATTTAATTTTTTTTTTAATTTTTTTGAATTTTAATTATATTTAAAAAAATTATTTAATATTTAATTATAAAATTGATTATTATTTAATAATATTTATAAATACTATAAATACTATAAATAGTATGCCCCATAAATATAATACTAGAATTAAATCAGGAGCTCTTACTCCATTTCTTTACATTGGGAAAAATGATGATGATAATAATGATGATAATGATGATGATGATTATTATCAAGATCGTCACAATGATCGTGAACTTAAATCTTATATAACTATTGATGATGATGATAATGATGATAATGATGATGATAATGATGATACTAGTGATACTACTGATAGTGATGATGATACAAATAGTTCAAGTTCAAAAGACAATAATGGCACTTCTGAATCTGGCGACTCTGATAAACATATTTCAAATAAGAAAAATAATTCTAATAAATTAAATAAATGTGACTATTATAAATTTTTGAATGACTTATATCCATCGCATTATAGTAAAAATAAATATATTGATGAAGTAAAAAAAACTATTTCTAATAAGCGTCATAAGAAGTGCGCTAGTAATTTTGTAATTAGTCCTTGTAATTTAAATAATTTATTTTCCCATAAAGTTATAAAAAAATCCAGAAAAATTTCTAAAAAGAAAAAAGAAAATAATTATAATTATTTGGATGATGAAAACAATAACAATACCGACGATGATGACGATGATGACGATGATGACGATGATGATGATACTAAGTATGAGAAAAGTTTATTAACACATGGATTTAAAAAAATATTTAACAATGTTAAAGGTTCTGACAAAAATATTAATATTATTTTGAATTTAAAGAAAGGTAGCAATAAGATTTATAATAATGAAAGTACTAACTCAGACCAAATAAGTAATTCATTATTTCCTAAAATGTGTTATGTCAAAAATAAATATTGTGCTGATGATGACGAGGATGAGAATGACAATGATGACGATGATGATGATGATGAGGAGGATGATAATGATAATGATAATGATAACAATGATGATAATGAGGGAAAGAATAAAAGTAAAAAAAATAAAAATGTAAAAAAAGAAAATAATGCTATGAATAATGAAGATACTATTATTCCAGCACCACCAAAAATATCTAATAAAAATTATAAAAAATTCGAAAGAATTTTAAATAATGAAGAAAAAGAGTCAGAATATTTTAAAACATGTTTATCTAAAAATCTACAATTAGAAGCCATTTCCAAATTAGAAAAACTTAAAGAATTAACAACTATTAGCAAACCTTATTTACTTCATTTGGTTGACCTTGATATTCCAGACCAATATAAGGCGTGTGCTTTGAGAAAAATTAATACAATGCGTTCTATGGGTTCTTATGGAAATAGTGAATACTATAAAATTAAATCTTGGGTGGATGCGTTTTTAAAAATTCCATTTAATAAATATAATAATTTACCAATTAGTTTTGCGGATGGTATTGAACAATGTCACGATTTTATGGAAAATTCTAAAAAAATATTAGATAGTGTTACTTATGGACTAGAAGATGCTAAAATACAAATTATGCAAATGATTGGTCTATGGTTAGTAAATCCAAATGCTGTTGGTTGTGCTATTGCCATTAAAGGACCTCCTGGAACTGGAAAAACAACATTAATTAAAGAAGGTATTAGTAAAATTTTAAATAGACCTTTTGCACTAGTTGCGTTAGGTGGTTGTGGAGATTCGGGATTTTTAGATGGGTTTGATTATACATACGAAGGCAGTAAGCATGGAAAAATTATTGATATATTAATTCAATGTGGATGTATGAATCCTATTATTTTATTTGATGAATTAGATAAATTGAGCGACTCTTTTAAAGGACAAGAAATTACTGGTGTATTAACACACTTAACAGATAGTACACAAAATACTAAGTTTAGTGATAAATATTTTTCAGAAATCAGTATTAATATGTCAAAAGCATTATTCATTTTTAGTTATAATGATGAAGCATTGGTTAATCCAATTTTAAAAGATAGAATGTATAAAATTGAAACAACAGGATACAAAACTAAAGATAAATTGATTATTGCCAAGGAGTATTTATTACCAAAAATTAGAGAAGAAATTAAATTTTCTAGCGAGTCTATTATTTTCAGTGATGAACTATTAGAATACATTATTAATGATTTTACAGAAAAAGAGGATGGTGTTCGTAATCTAAAACGATGCTTAGAAATTGTTTATAAGAAATTAAATTTATATAGATTAATGAAACCTAATATAAATTTATTTGAAAATAGTGAAGGTTTTAAATTAAAAAATAAGATTAGTTTTCCATGTATTTTAACTAAGCAAATGATTGATGATTTAATTAATAAAAATACTACAAAAGATATTCCATATGGTATGTATGTTTAATAAAATTTTATTATATTAGTTGAACCATTAGTTGAAATATTTATTAAATGTTAATATTTATAATAAATATTTTTTATTTTATTAGCATACACTTAATTTGCTTAATAGCTTCGTGTTCTTCTTGTAGTGATTGCCATATTTCTTGGTATATCAATTTGTGGCGGTCTTACTATTGCGTATGCTCTGCG